GTCACGTTCAGCGCAAAGCTCCCGATCATTGAGGAAGAGGGAACCCTGAAGGACCGCGTCGACGAGGCTTGGCAATCCGTCAAGGCCGGGCTCGTGCGCGCCGTGTCGATCGGCTTTCGCTCGATCGAGCGCTCCTTCATGGATGACGGCGGAATCCGGTTCATTGAGTCGGAGGTGCTTGAGCTGAGCCTCGTGACCATCCCGGCTCAAGTCGACGCCACCATCGACACCATTCGATCCATCGACGCTGATCTGCGGGCCGCGTCAGGCCACACGCAGGATGTTGTCGATAGACCAAAACCCCCCGGCGCCACGGGACAGCGTAACTCCAAGGCATCAGTGACGGGCCGATTGAGATTGACCCAGATGCCTCCGTCTCCAGCGCGTAAGGACGCTAGACCTGTGAAACAGACTATTGCGGAGCAAATCACCGCATTCGAGGCCACCCGGGCGGCGAAAGCCGCCAGGATGGAAGAGATCATGAGCAAGGCGGCGGAAGCGGGCGAAACGCTCGATGATACCGAGAGCGAGGAATACGACGGCCTTGAAGCCGACGTGACGAAGGTTGGCGAGCATCTCGTGCGCCTGCGTGCGCTTGAGAAGCAAAACATGGCCGACGCAATCGTGGTTGACGTGACCACTCAGCAGCGCGCTTCGGAGACCCGGGGCGTCGAGCGGACCACTGGTGGCCGTGTGATCTCGGTGCGGCCCAACGTGCCCCCGGCAACCGCGTTCACCCGCTATTGCATGGCCGCGGCTGCAGCCAAGGGCAATCGCTGGGAGGCGATGGAGATCGCCAAGCAGTGGGAGGATCAGACCCCCGAGGTTGGTCTTGCGCTGTCGATGGACGTGCCGGCGCACTTGAAGGCCGCCATCGGCGCGGGCACCACAACCGACACCACGTGGGCATCCCCGCTGGTTGCCTTCCAGGTTATGGCGTCCGAGTTCATCGCACTTCTGCGGCCCGCGACCATCATTGGCCGCATCCCGAACCTGCGGCAGGTGCCGTTCAATATCCAAATGCCCCGCACCACCGCCGGCTCTTCGGTCGGCTGGGTCGGTGAAAACGCCCCGAAGCCTGTTAGCGCGATGGCGTTCGACACTGTCACGCTTCGGTGGGCGAAGGCAGCCGGCATCGTGGTGCTGACTGATGAACTTGTGCGGTTCTCCAATCCGTCCGCCGAAGCGACGGTGCGGGCCGACTTGATCGATGCGATGGCGCAATTCCTCGATCGGCAGTTCATTGACCCGTCGGTCGCGGAGGTCACCAACGTATCGCCTGCGTCCATCACCAACGGCGTCACCCCGACGACCGCGACCGGCACCACGGCCGCGGCATTCCGGGCCGATGCGAAGACCATGTTCAGCCTGTTCTTCGCTGCCAACTTCCAGTCCGCCAGCGGCGTCTGGATCATGACCCAGTCGCAGGCGTTGGCGTTCTCTCTGATGACTACGTCGCTTGGGACGCCGCTGCATCCGAACATCACGGCGGAAGGCGGCACGCTGCTTGGCTATCCGGTGGTGACGTCTGAAAACCTCCCGGGGACTGGCAGCTCGCCCGTCGACGGCTTCCCGATCATCTTTGCCAAGGCGAACGAGATCATGTTGGCCGACGACGGCCAGGTGGTGATCGACGCGAGCAACCAGGCGTCCGTCAACATGGACTCAGCGCCTGATAGCCCGCCGTCTGGCACCACGACCCTCGTGTCGCTGTGGCAGATGAACATGACCGGCCTGCGTGCCGAGCGTTGGATCAACTGGAAGAAGCGCCGCGCCACTGCGGTGCAGTTCATTCAGAACGCCAAGTACGCGGAGTAACCCTCGCGTTCGCCAGAGTACGACGAGAGAGAGCCGGGTGTGCGTTTATCCCGGCTCTCTTTTTTTCTTATTAAAGGAGAACGCCATGAAGTTCGTCGTCAAATCCAAGGAATTTCGGTACGGCGGGCGGCCTCTTGTCGCAGGCGCCGAATTTGAATCACAGGACACGGTTGAGATGCGCACGCTCAAGGCGCTCGGGCACATAGCCGAAGCCGGGGCGATGCCGCCTCCGCCCAAGGCAGCCAAGCGCGCCGTTGAGACCCGCGACCTTCAAGCCTCACAGGCTGAACAGGCCGATCCGCCAACAGAGCAGACGCCGACAAAGCGTACCTACCGGCGCCGTGATTTGCGGGCTGAGGACTGAGATCGTGCGCCTTTTTGGTTTTGAGATCACGCGCTCCAAGGGTGCCACCCCGACACAGCCGGGTAATTGGCTGAGTTCATGGTGGCCGGCCATCCGAGAGCCAGTCTCCGGCGCGTGGCAACGCAACATGGAGGTCAGGGTAGAGAGCGTCCTGACGTATCACGCCGTCTATGCGTGCGTCGCTCTGATCGCCAGCGACATTTCCAAGCTCGGACTGCGGCTCGTCGAGCGCGATGCCGACGGCGTGTGGACTGAGACAGAGTCGCCTGCGTTCTCGCCCGTGCTGCGCAAGCAGAACCGTTATCAGAACCGGATCAAGTTTATCGAGCAATGGATCGTATCAAAGCTCCTCACCGGCAACACATACGTCCTCAAGCAGCGGGACAATCGCGGCGTCGTCGTGCAGCTCTATGTGCTCGATCCGTGTCGCACGAAGCCGCTCGTAGCGCCCGACGGCTCAGTTTACTATCAGATAGGCCACGATGACCTCTCTCAGGTCGACGAGACGACGGTCAGGGTGCCGGCCAGCGAGATAATCCACGACACGATGGTGCCGCTCTATCATCCGCTGTGCGGTGTATCACCAATCACGGCGTGCGCGCTCGCGGCGCTGCAAGGCCTCAATATCCAGCGCAATTCCACAAACCTTTTCGCCAATGCGGCGCGGCCAGGTGGTGTCCTAACGGCACCAAACACGATCGACGACGCGACAGCAAAGCGCTTGAAGGATTATTGGGAGACCAGCTTTACCGGCGACAATGCTGGCAAGATCGCCGTGCTCGGTGATGGCCTCGAATTCAAGAGTATGACTATCACGCCGGTCGACTCTCAGCTGATCGAGCAATTGAAGTGGACGGCGGAGACCGTGTGCTCGTGCTTCCACGTGCCACCGTACATGATCGGGGTGGGCCAGCCGCCGAACTACAACAACATCGAGGCACTCAATCAGCAGTATTACACGCAGTGCCTGCAGGCGCTGATCGAGTCGATCGAGCTGTTGCTCGACGAAGGCCTCGGGCTCGATAAGGTTGCTGAGCACAAGTACGGAACCGAATTCGACCTCAACGACCTTCTCCGAATGGACACGGCCACCAAGTCCAAGACTTATGGCGACCTGGTCAAGTCGGGCATCGCGACGCCAAACGAGGCGCGCCTGAAGTTCGACATGGTGCCGGTCGATGGCGGCGACACGCCGTATCTGCAGCAGCAGAACTACGGCCTCGCTGCACTCGCAAAGCGCGACGCGCTCGAAGACCCGTTTGCCTCCAAAGCATCAAGCCCGGCGCCGGCCGCCGCTGAGGATGGGCAGGCCGCGGCCGCCGAACCGGCTGCAGGAGACGGCAATGCAGATGGCAATCAGCAGCTCGGCACCAACGTCATCGTCATCAAAGAGAGCCTCAGGCGCCGCGCCAGTGGAATCCGCCGTGCATCACCTTCTGCCTGAGGCTCTCGCACAGGCGCTGGCTGAGGTCATTGCCGAACAGGAGCGGGCCTGGTCAGGGCATGTGGAGCGCATCGCCGCCGATTTACGGGCCGTCACAGCGGAAGCCCGCTCGGTCGTCTCGGAGCTGCGTGTGCATACGATGGAGCTTGGGGCATCGAGTTCGGCGAAGGTGCTTGAAGTGATTGGGCGCGTCGAGCAAGCAGTCGCGGCCGTCAAGGACGGGGCGCCGGGCCTCAACGGGAAGGACGGGGCGCCGGGTCAAGACGGCCGCCCCGGCGCCGACGGGAAGGACGGAGCGCCGGGCCGTGACGGGGCCGACGGGAAAGACGGGGCGCCTGGTCTCAACGCCTAGGATGGTGCGCCAGGTCCGCAGGGCGAGCCTGGTCAGCGTGGCCAGGACGGAGCACCAGGCCGTGACGGCTTGGTGGGTCTCAGTGGGCGCGACGGTG